TGCCCTGCACCTCGAACTCGGAAAGCAGCCACAGATAATCCGTGGTAGCGGTGACATAGCTGGCGGTGTTGGATCCGCCGCCGGTGTTGTCGCTGTACTTGGTGACGGACTTCATAACGGCGCGCAGATCGGCGGGCAGGCAGGCCAGCAGGGTGTTGGCCGTGGGGCTGGTGGGGGCGGCGTTGCTGCCCAGCACGGTCTTTCTCATGTGGCTGTTGTTCCAGCCGCCAGAGTTGGTATTGCTGGTGTTCATGGTAAACTTGCCGCTTGCGGTCTGCTGGCTGTTATAGTTGCTATCACACAGGCAAACGTCCTTGCCGCCGATCTTGCCGATCTGGAAGTGGATCCGGCCCGTGCCCTCCTTGGTGCTGTTGTGGTTAAAGCCAATGATAAAGGCGTCCACGGACAGGTTGGAGAACGTGGTGGCGCCGGCGGTGCCGTTGATGGTGATGGTCTTGGTGTCGCCAACGTCCCAGAAGTTCGCGCCCTCTCCGGCATCGCTGGCCGCCTTGATCTGCGCCCAGGTGTTGGAGTTCAGGGTGGAATTGAAAATGTTGACGGACACGCTGCAGGTCTTGTCTGCGGGCGCGGTGTGGTTGGTGCCTGCGGCCACCTTGACGGTGATGGTGGCGGTGCCATAGGCCACGCCGGTGACGGTCACGGTGTTGCCGGACACGCTGACGGTGGCCACGCCGGTGGCGCTGGAGGTGGCGGTGATCGCGCCGTCGCCGGCACGGGTCACGGTGATGGTGCCGGTTTTCGTGGTGGCGTTCAGGGACATGGTGGTGGGGGACAGGGACAGGCTGCCCGCCGCCTTGCCGATGGACCAGGCCACGGTCTTGGCGCCGGTGGTGCCGTCGCTCCACTTATAGTTCCCGGTGGGGGTAAAGCTGGCGTTATAGCTGCCGGCGTTGGTGCCGGAGGTGGTGCCGCCCAGGCTCATTTTGGCGCTGTCGTACCCGCTCCAGGACGGGGACTGTACGCTGCCCGTATAGGTCAGGCTGCCGGACTGGCTGGGCACAGCGGAGATCGTGGCGCGGCCAATGGTCCAGGCCACGGTCTTGGCGGTGGTGCTGCCGTCGCTCCAACGGTAGTTGGCGCCGGGGGTAAAGGTGGCGTTATAACTGCCGGCAGCGGTGCCGGAAGTGGTGCCGCCCAGGGTCATTTTGCTGGCGTCGTAGCCGCTCCAGTTGGGGGACTGGGCGCTGCCCGTATAGGTCAGGCTGCCAGACTGGGAGGGCACGGTTGCAATGGTGGCGCGGTTGATGGTCCAGGAAACCGTCTTGGGATCCGTGGTGCCGTCGCTCCACTTGTACCCCTCCTTGGGGGTAAATGTCGCCTCATAGGTGCCGGCGTCGGTGCCGGCGGTCACGCCGCCAATGGTCAGCGTTTCCTCGGTGTAGTTGTTCCAGGTGGGCGTCTGCTCCTGGCCGGTGTAGGACAGGGCACCGGACTGGGAGGGCACCGCGCTGATCGTCATGGTGCCGCTGGCGTCCAGGGCCTTTTGTGCCAATGCGGCGGCGTCGTCCGCCGTTTTCTTTACCAGGGCCAGATCAGCAGCGGAGGCACCGGGAACATTAACAGATCCGTTCATGTTTGGGATCCCTCCTTACTGGGTTTTGGCCTTGAACACGCGCAGGGTGGCGGTCAGGGCCGTGGTGGGTTTGCTTACTGCATAATGTCGAATTTTCGCCGCCATGGGGCTGGCCGTGTTGGCCATGCCGCAGGCTTTGGCGGGTTCCAGGCTGGCGTAATCCAGCACGGTGTCCGTGCTATCCTCCGCCGCCAGTCCCTCCACCGCAGTATCCGCATAGAACGCGAAACCCGCCGCCTTGGTGGCGGTGTCGGTGTTCTCGGTCCAGGCGGAAACCGGGATAGTGATACTGACGGGCGAAACCTTGTCCGCTTTGCCGGTTTCCAGCTTGTCCAGTCTTTCGTCGGCCTTTGCGGCAAAGTCTTTGAACTGCGCCACTGTGATGTTTTTTTCGTCAGCCAACTGGGTTTCACCTCCTGATAGACAAGAGGGGGCGGGGTGGTGGCCCCGCCCCCTCTCTTATTGCTTGATTGCCGATGTACGATCAGTTATTAGCCCTCGGAGGGGGTCCAAACCTCGTTCATGGCCTGCTCCACCTCTGCGTCGGTGGCCTGGGCGTTGGTGACGGCGTTGGCGGCGGCGGTGTCGGCGTAGGTCTTGGCGTCGGCCAGGGCCTGGGCGGCAGCGGCGGCGGCTTCGTCGTCGGTGGCGTAGGTGCCCATGTCGGCAACATTCATCTTCTTGGCCAGCTCACCGTCGATCTCGGTCTTGGTGTAGTAGTTGGCCAGCATGGTGTCGATGGTAGCGGCGGTGTAGTAGTCGTCGAACTTGGCCTCGACGGCAGCGATACGGGCCACAGCGGCGGCCAGTTCGGTATCGGTGGCGTACTGGTCAATGTTCAGGCCGGCGATAGCCTCCTGGATGGCGGCGGTCACGTCTGCGGTCTTGGCGTAGGCGGACAGATCCACGGTGGTGTCGTCCAGCAGCACAACGGCGTCGCCCACCTTGGCATAAATGTCATAGTGGCCGGTTTCGTCGTTCATAACCAGGTACATGACGTTCTCCTGGGCGTCCTCGGCAGAGGGCACGGCGTCCACTTCCTCGAAATGGGCGTGGCCAGAGGCGGCAATGGCGGCCTGGATGGCGGTCTGGACCTGCTCGGCGGTCTGGTAGCCGGCGGCCTCGATGTTACCGACGCGGACGGTCAGGGCCTCCAGATCGGCGTTGGTGGCCTTGGCGGCAATAGAGGCCAGCAGGGCCTCGTCCAGGTCGGCCTCGGAGATCTCGGACTTGTATGCCAGATCGGCCAGGCCCTTGACGGCAACGGCGGCGCCATTGACGGAAATGGTGCCGTTCTCCTCGCCGGAGGCGATCAGAATATCCACCATCTTGTCGGTGATGGTCAGGGCGGTGCCGTTGACCTTAACGCCATTCAGCACGTTGGGTTCGCCGCCGGTGGCGATCAGGTTCTCAACGCGGCCAGCAACTTCACTGATCTGTGCGCCCAGGGCGTCGTCCTCGGTCTTGACTTTGGTGGCCAGCTGCTTGAACTGATCCAGGGTAATGATTTTCTTGGACATGATTAAGTCCTCCTAACAATATATTCATTTTCGGCCAGTGGCCGGAAATGTCGGTTGTTATCCCGCCGCCGTGGCGGCGGTGCTATGGGAAAAGCGGCGGTTATTCGCCGGTATCGTCGCCGGCGCCGCTGTTAAAGATTTCATCCATGGCGTCGGTGCTTTCGCCCTCGCTGGCGGTATCAACGGACAGGTTGCCGTCGTTGTCGATTTTCAGTCCGGATCCCTCCTGGACCTTGACGCCGCCCAGGGTGTCAGCGGTGGCCACAGGCAGGTCACCGATCACGGTTGTGGTGGTGCCAGTTGCGCCCTTGCCCAGCAGGTGGCAGGTGCCCACGATCTCCGCCGTAGGCCGGGCCACGCATTTCAGGCGGACATATCCGGCGTAGGTGGTGGCCGTGGTACTCATGCCGGCCAGCTTTGCGGTTTCCTGGCTGCCCTCGGTGATCACGGTGTCCGGGATCAGGGTGGCGGTGATTTCTTCGTCCATCAGGTCGTAATAGAAACCGTACCCGTTGACCTTGTTAGGATCCTCCACCCAGTCAGCGGCGGGGATCACAAAATCAATGGACTTTTTAATGCCGCCGGTGGCCATGGTGTTCACCAGGTCCTTGCAGGCTTTGTCCACGGCGTCCTGGAGGTCGTCATAGGTCACCAGGCCCGCCGGCGCGGTGATCGTGACCTCGATTTCATCCGAAATCGCAATGGCCAGTGGATAGTTGCGAATATCCGGGGGCAGGGTTTCGGAAAAGGCGTTGACGGGCTGGATATAGTCGCCCAGGGTGGCGTACAGGATCACGACGCTTTCCCCGGTGATCGGGTGCCGTGCCTCCACGATAAACTCCGCCAGGTAGAAAGCACCCAGGCCGGGGGTGGAATTGGAACTATACTGCACTGTCAAATACAGCACATTGTCCTGGTGGCGGCGCTGGGCAATCGTGCCCTCCGCCACATACTGGATCAGTTCGGTCATGTCGGCCAGGTTCACGTCCTCCGCCACCTTGCCGCTGCCGACGGCCACCCGCGTGATCTCCAGTTCTTTGCCGGTGGCCAGTAGGGCGGCCAGCAGTTCCCGGCCTCCCGTTGTTACTTTGAAACTGTAATTCATGGTTTAACCTCCTAATATTTCGGTCAACGGGGTGCTTTGTACGGTGTTCAGCCCGCCGCCAATATTGACAGATCCGACAAACTCCAGCTTGTCCTCCTGGTTCGGCACAGGGGTGGAGGTGACAGCCCCCAGCCTGCCGCCGAAACGGGCCGAATGTTTGAAAAGGAACTTGTCGGCCTGCTCTTGCAGGGGTGTGGTCATTGCCGTGCCCACGGTGCCGCCGATCCGCTCCGTTTTCTCAAACTGGATATTGTCCGGCTGCTCCGCCATGGGCGTGGTCATTGTGGAGGACATACGCCCGCCGAAACGGGTTGTATGCTCCATCTGGTCGAACTCCAGCACCACGCCGTCCAGCCATTGGGATTTACGCTTGACGGCCTCCAGGACCTCCCGAAACTCGGTTGTGGGTCTGCTGGTGGCCTCCGCTCCCCGAATGTGGACCATGAAATGGTGTGGATCCAGCCCGGCGTCGAAAAACTCCACAATATGGCCGTTGCCGAAAATGGTCTGAATGATGGAGTTTACCATGTAGGTGGTGCCCATCTTCATGTAATAGGGCAGGGTGGAAAGGATCAGGCTGCGTTTGACCTCGGTGGAATACTCCATCTTGTAGCACGGGGTCCGCAGTTCTATGGCCAGGTAATCCAGGATTTCGTCCGGCGCCTCTTGGATCGCCGTCAAAAACTTTACCTTGTCGGCCATGTCGCACAGCTTCACGATCTGGCGGTGCAGGGCGTAACCGAACGCCTGCACCTCCAGCTGGCCGGCCAGGTTATCGGGCAAAATATCGGTGATCCGCCCGCTCCGCAGGTTAATCATCTTCCAGCCCTCCATACTCGATCACGGGGGACAGGGCCAGGGCCGCCACCTTGTTCTTGCCCACCGGGGTGTAAACGGGGCTTTTGATGGCCAGGCGCTTGGCGCCCGCCATTTTCACGGCTGCGGTCAGTTCGTCCGGGTTAATGTCCCGCCCGATCTTCCGCTGCCAGGCCACATATTGCTCCACGGCAGCGGCCACCGCCGTCTGGATCGTGGCGGCTCTTGCGCTGTCCGTCCGGTTGATCCAGTATTGGAACTCTATGGCGTAGGGCACCGCCTCCGGGGCGGAGGCGTTCACCAGGTCGTCCATGGGGCGCATATCGCCGTTTTTCAGGTAGTCCAGCAGGCCGGTGATCATTTCGTCGCCGGGGTCGCTGCCGTCCTCCATCAGGAAATAAATATCAACGGTGCCCGCCTGCTGGTCGCTGGTGATCTTCACGTCGCCAATGGCCGCGCTGTACGTCCGCACCCAGTATTCATATCCGGCCTCCGGGCCTGCCGTGGAGTAGGCGCTGGGCGCCAGGTGGGTGCGTTCCGCCAGGTCGGCGTCGCTCTCCACGTCGGTGCCTCCCTCGGTCACGGTGACGTTTTCCACCTTGGCCACATAGGGGATCGGATCCACAATGGTGGACAGTTCCCCGATCTCAAAGCCATTTCCCACCGCGCCGTCGTCCACACAGGCCGCCGTCACGTCAACGGTCATTTGCCCCGCCGGGATCTCTGCGTATTCCGTGGTGAAGAAATACACGTTGTCCGGTCCCGCCACGCGGGTGCCCTGGGGGATCCCCGTGGCACTCTGCCGCAGGGCGGACATGGTAAAGCGCAGGGTGGTGGAGGCCGCCGTGGCCGGCAGGCGCGTGGTGCCTTTCAGCAGCGCCAGGTTGTCCAGATAGGTGGAATAGCTGTATTTCAGCAGGTTCAACTTGCCCGCTCGGTCAATGTACTGCATGGCCTGGAAGATTTGCAGGGCCGCCGCGTTCAGTTCCATGCGGTGGGGGCTGGCGCGGTCCAGGTTGACCTCCTGGCCGGTGGCCTCGGTTATGAACTTCTCATAATCGGCCACCATTTCGGCGCGCACGTCGTCAATGCTCCGCCCGTCAATGAAAGAAATGTCCGGGGCGTTCCTTACTGCAGAAATGTCAAGCACTTGTAATCACCACCTTTGGGGAAAGTTTCCCGCTGCTGTTCCAGTCCCAGGTGATTTCCTGGACCCGGACAGCGGGGATAAATTGCGGGATCTTCTTGGTTACCTCCGCCGTGTATAGGCTCTTGGCCACCTCCGGCGGCAGGTCCAGAAAGTCCATGTTTATGCCAAACTCACGATCCAGGGGCATGGCGCCCTCCGGCGTGGATAGCAAGAGGGCCAGCTGCCGGTCCAGCTTTGCCCGCCAGTTGTCGGAAAAGGTGTATTCCAGTTTGTAGTCGAAAATATCCAGTTCCATCATGTGTATTCTCCCAGCGTAATGGTCAGTTTCGCCCTGGCCAGTTCGCCCCGGCTGTAAACCGTGGCCCACGTTTCGCTGGAGGACACCAGGCGGAACGGATTGCGCCCCACGGGCTTGCTGCCTATGATCAGGTATTCCGCCGTGCCGCTCTCCACCATGGCCTCCACGGCCTCCAAAATGGCCCTGGGCTTAACGCCCAGCGTGGCGGACAGGGTGATCTCCAGGGTTCCGGTCTGGAGGCCAGGGCCTAAAAACTCCGGCTTGGGCTTGACGCCCAGCGCCTCATGTTCGGCCCATCGGCTTGTGATCTCGCGGGTCATGTTTAAGAACGTCAGCACCTTTTCGTCGCTTACTTCAAAAATGATCTTCCGTCCCAGGGTTCCGATCATGTGTTATCCCTCCTTACCCGGGCGGGGTCGTGTTGCCGCCTATGCTGTCGGTGTGCTTGTGGTTCTGCACCGAAACGCCGGCGGCCACGGTATCGCCCTGGGAGGTGATCGTGCCGGTGACGGTCAGGCTGCCGTTGACGGTCAGATCCCCGTCCACCACCACCTTGGCGGCCTTGATGGTCAGGGTGCCGTCCTTGTAGCGGATCATGGCCTCCCCTGGCGTCCGGGCCAGGTCCTTGCGGTACAGGCCCTTTTCACCCTCCGGGGGCACATTCTTCCCGCTCCACGGGCGGCCCAGGACCACGCCCGCCTCCGCGCCGTTGGACAGGTGGAGGACCAGCACTTGGTCCCCGATCTCCGGCATACTGTATTCGTCAGAGATAAAGGGGATCAGGCGGGTCACACTGTCGTCTTTTTCGTGATACACCACCCGGACCATGCCGGCGGCGTAGTCGATGGCGGACACCTTGCCCAGCCTGATCTCGTTTCCCATGTGTTCCTCCTCGATATTGGCGCCCGGTGTTCCGGGGCCGTGAAACCCACCGCCGCGCTTTACTGCACCAGTGACATTTCCAGGTCCATGGTGTAACCAGATCCGCCGACGCGGTGCGTAATGCTGTCAATGTAATATTTGCCGGACAGTCGGCCCAGGCCCTCCACGTCAACGCACTGGGAGGCCACCAGGCGGGCGTTGCCCATGATGGTGGCGGACAGTTTCGTGGCGCCGTGGTTCGATTTATCCACCGCCGCCTGGATCTGCCGCTCCGCGTCTGCCTGGCTGTCGGCTTTGCCGGACTGTTTCAGGATCCGGTTGCCGCCGCCCACCGTGACCTTTATTTCCTCCTCGGTTACGGGGTCCGTATATGTGAACTCCCCGCCGGTGTAGGTCTTGGCCATAGTGGTGGACCAACTCCAGGACAGCAGATCGTCCGGCCCCAGTGTGGCCGCGCTGCCCTTTTTCTTGTATGCCTCCCGGTCATACACCACGATCTTGTTGGAGTAAACTTTCATGGCCAGGCCGTAGGTTTCGCACAGGCCCATGTAAAATTCACAGTCGGTTTGTTCGGACTGCTCCACGTTGGTGATCTTGAACGGTTCGCCCTCAACGTCCCACACCAGGGAGATCCCGGCGCGGGTGGCAATCTCTTTTCCGATCTCCTGGATCGTGACGTTTTCCCAGTTCTTCGTCCGGGCGGTTTCCCGGAAACAGCTGTCCGCAGGGACAGACACGCCGGAAATGGTGCCGGTGATCGGCCACCCGGAAAAATCGAAATTATCCAGGATAAACAGGCCGCACGGCAGGCTCCCGCCCGTTGCCCGAATGGTGGCGCTTAATGTGTCGCCCACCTGCGGAAACCAGGCCACGGTCCAGAGGCGCCCACGGTCATGGATCGCAATGTCCAGGCTGTCGGCCTCACCGCTGGCCGGGTCGGTATAGGAAAAATCTGTGTTGTATGGGGCGATCTGGGCGGACACCGCCGCGCCGTTGTAGATCAGATCCACCGTCGTGCGCCGCGTGTTCATGTTTCGGTCCTCCAGATCGGTGTGTTGGCGTCCGGGGTGCCCGCCGGGGGATCGGGTGTCTGGAGGACCACCCCAGCGCCAAACACAAAGGTTTCCAGGTGTGTGTAATTGTTCTGCATAAGCCACCCGGTCAGGTTCACGTCCCCGTAAACCTTAAAGGCAATAGCGTCCCAGGCGTCGCCCTGCTTGGTGGTATAGGTTTTTGCCATGGTCTGCGCCTCCTTTTATGCCGGGGTGAAACTCTTGCGGGCCTCC